AGAGTCTAAGTGTACAATACCACCTAGGAAAAAATTACTATTTCCTGGTGTTACAATAATTAGATTCTCTGTTTCTTCTGCAGCGCCAGCGTAGATAAACTTGTAAGTTTGTCCAGCAACTGGTGCAGGTAGAGTGATAGTTCTATTAGCGCCGATTGCAGGAACCGCAAGAACTCTTCCGCTGTGTGTCGCAGCATCAAGAGTTTTGTCTTCATCTCCTAATGCAACAGGTCCGTCACCCATTGTAATGATTTCAGTAATCGCTCCAGTAGAGGAGTTTTTACTAACAGTTTTAACTGTGCTTTCAGATCTCAACGGACCTGAAAAAGTTGAACTAGCCATATGTGTCTCCGTTTCTGTTAACGCAGTCCGAGACTTTGTCTACTACACGAGTCCACGTTAACTGTTTTAAAAATGTGTAGTGCCTACAATATACGCTTTTAAATAGGGGTTTGCAAATAAAAAGGGCGGCCGAAGCCGCCCTCCTTAAAGTGTCTTTGCTTAAGAATTAAGCACCTTCAGTACCAAAAATACCACGCCAGTCAGAAAAGCCGAAGCTATATCTTTCCCTAGCTTTGTATTTAACGTTACCAGTTTCAAAGTCACCTTCCATGGACGTAGCCACAGGAGCTCTTTGAAAGTGTTTCATGCCGTTAGGAACATCCGTCTTAATGAAGAATGCATCTGTATCAGTTAAATAGTTATTAACTGTATAACCTTCAGGCATCATTCCCATGCTTCTTACTGCATTGATGTCGTTATCCGCAGTAGCTGTTCTGTTTCCAGACGCTAGTAGTCTTTCAGCTGTAAATTGTAGAGCTGAAGGGATAATCAACTTTCTTGGTTTTGCAGCAACTTTCAAACCTCTGTCATCTAGGAAAGCGTGAATGTCGATAATCGCTTGTTCCAAAGATGTCTCGTTAAGGTCTGAAGCAGTAGCCAGCTCGTTTCTTTGGTTACCAGAAGTGGTAGGGTGAGCAGAAGAGAATAACTCTACGCCGTCGCCGCCTGTGAAGTTTGAATCAAATCCGTTGTTCAAAACATTCGCAGCTTTCACTTGTTTGGTATGTGCCATAGAACGTGCTAGAGCTTTCGTATAACGAGTACTAATTTTGTCGTAAAGGTTGTCCTCTACAGCTTCTTCAGTAATCTGGAAAGCCAAAGCTACAGTTTCATGAGAGTAACGTGCTGTGAAAGATTCTCTTGAGTTGTCAAAGTTAACACCTGTTCCTTCAGGTTTAACTGATGCAGCTCCGAAACCAGATAACATTACTTCTTCTTCAAAAGCTCTGTCAGAAGTTTCTGTGTCGAAAATCTCCGCATGTTGGTTCTCGTATTGTGCGTACTCTAGTCCGAATAGTGCATTCAAACCAGGTTCCAACTCTTTCGCAAGTTGTGATCTATTAATAGCCATAGTTTAAATCCTCCTATACGCCAGTTGTTAGTTTATACACATGCTCGCCAGTGTTAAACACTACATACGCGTTAGCGTTTGCAGCTGATGTATCACTGTTCTCAGGATCTTTTGAAATCCCGATTTGCTTAAAACCACCTGATGTACCAGAAGTATCAGTATCAATCTCAGAGCTTGATAGACCGCTAATAGTGCTTCCACTAGTACCAGTAAAATCAAATGCTGAATGATTCATAGCTGCTGTTCCAGTGCCATCATGTTGTGCTTCAAACACGATATGTGGATCTGCATAGACATATGCAACGATATCAGAAGCGTTAGTGCTTGCTGGATAAAACGCTGAGTATGTCGGCTTACTTGATGTCGGATCAGTATAGAAACAACCTCCGAAAACACCTAATTGCTGAGTGTCTCCAGCTGCTGCTTGCTCTATGCCGCCGCCTGCCACTGCCTCTACCACTTGTCCAGTGAAGATGGAAGTGCCGTGATTGGCTGCAATCGTGTACTCTTCAGTACGAATCTCGCCGCCAGTCAAATGCCTTGTAGGTCTAAACCCGAAGGCTGCGTCTTTATTTGCCATAATTATAGTCCTCCTTAGACTAATAAATTATTAATTATTAATCCAAATCTTTGACTGATGTTTGTAGTGGTGTGAAATCTAATCGGATTTCTTTGCACCGCCAAAGCTTACTCTCGACTGCCTATTTGGATTATCGATAGGCATACTAGGGTGCTGCTCCCTTAGAAGATTGTTATCAACAGCCTCCTGTTGATCTCTTGTTTGTTGAGCAAAATAAGCTTTTCTTTCCTCAACAATTTCTTCAGGTATCTTGGCTAGCAGTAATCCACCTACAGTCACAACGCCTTTCATTGTTCCATCTTCCACAGTAGGGGCTTCAAAATCTCCAAGCTCTTCCAGTCTAACTGGTTCATAGCCCTCTCTCATTCGAGCGGCTACGTTTTTCTTGTCGTCTTGGCCCATAATCTCAGCTCGAATCCAACGATATTTAAATCCGGCTGGTGGAGACGGCGCGTCTAACCGAGATGGTGGTCGCCATGGCTGCCTCTTGGCAGTTTTCTCTCTAGTTTGAGATGAGCGTGAGGTTCTTGTTTTCTTTTCCATATTGCTACTCCTTCACGTATTTAGCATATTCTTCTAAAGGCACACCTAGTTTTTTAGCGATTGCAACCTGTGATGGTGTGAGTCTCACAGTTCGTTTTCCTTTGGTCTTTGAAGTAGACTTTACAGCAGGTGCAACCGTTTGGTCAACCACTTTTTTGCTTTTTTCTCCTTCAAACTTTGTTGGAAACTGTTCTTGTATCTGACGATCTATCTCTTCGTAGTATTCATCAGATCGTGGATCATATCCTTGTTGTTCAACAAGCTTACGATGAATGGCAAAAGCTGTATATGTCATTGCCTCATCTTTGCCAAACCACTCATTTTTTTCTGCCCACTGCTGTGCTTTTGGGTCAGGTGGTGGCGGTGCTTGTTGTTCTAAAACAGGTAAAGCCGTCTCTTCTTTTTGCTCTTTAAACTTTGCTGCTTGTGCTTCTAATTGTTCTTTTTGAATCTTTGCTCTCTCAGCATCAAGTGATGCTCTTGCAAGAATACTTTGTGCGTCTGCTTGTGCGTTAATATCGCCTTCTTCGATCGCTTTTTTTAATCTTAACTTAGCTTCCTCAACTTGTGAAGTTGACGCCGTTTCCATCGTTGATGCATAGTTTTGATTTAACGATTGCAGTTGCGTTTCAAGGTCTGCTTGTTTATTTTTTAGGCCCGCTGCGTATTTTACAGCAGCATCTTCTCTGCGCTCTGCTTCACGAAGTTTACCAACAAGCTTAGCGATTCTTTTGTTAACTTTTTCACTGTACTCATCGTGCTCACCTTTGTCCGTTGACGGTTTTTCTTCTTCCGTTTTTTCTGGTTCAGGTGCAGCTTGTTGTTCTTCAACAACTTCTTGCTCTTCTTCAACGGGTGTTACATTGGATTCTTTTAATTCAACATCAACGGACTCTCCGCTGGTGTCAATAGGTACGAGTTTATCGTCCTGTATTTGTTCTTTTTGTGCCTCGGGCATGGTTCTTGATCTCCATGGTTATTTATTTGCAAGACCAACTACATATGTAAAATATCAGTTGGGTCTTGTATTATAGCAAGTATTTCATCATCATTCAAGAGTCTTAATTCACCACCATCAATTTTTAATCTTGACCCAGCGTAACGTGCAAAGATAACCCAGTCACCTTTTTTGCACCATGGACCCTCTGGAAACTTATTAACATCACCATACGCATCAGGGCCAGTGGCTAACACATAACCGCAAACGGTTGCTAGCTGCTCTCTTTCACGAGTCTGATCAGCTAAAATAATGCCACCTTTACTCTTTTCTGCACCCATATATGGTAAAATAAGTATGCGCCAACCCGTTGGTTTTGGCAGTTTTTCAGCTACAGAAGTGTCAATATTGTCAGGATCTATGTATTTTGACTCTCTTTCGCCGTATATATCCTCGACTTCTTTCTGTTTTTGCTCTATTTCAGCCGCTGTTTTGCCTTTTTCTGCAATTTTTGCTTTTTCTTTGCGTCTGGCCTTCGCCATATGCTCTGGAAGTATTAAATCACTCATTTTTTTCTCCTTTGTCGAGTATTTCTTTAATTTCGTCTTCAATTTCTTCAAGAGAACGGTGTTTTCCAATCATAAAATTGTAATCTTGCTTCTCAGTGGTGCTACCTTGCATGACAAATGTGGTAATTTGTTCTTTTTTGTCACGAATAAGACGTAAAATCTTATCGCCTAACCAAAGTCCGTCCATTTTTCAGTCTAACCTTTCTTTTTTTCTTACGTTTGTAGCTTCTTTTGCCGCCTTTACCTATGCCAACGGTCTTTCCACCTTTGACTCCAACTAAAGAATACACCATTAGCTTACAACTCTGACCTAATCTCTTTATATTTTTTTAATATACTACTTATTCCATCATCTACAACATTAATTTTAGCTGTCGGGTGCATAATATTTAGTGGCTCGTCCATAAATCCTATAAAACCTCCCATGTCTTTATACACACGCCCACCTTGTCTCATACCAGGGTTTGAAGCTAAGCCCGTGTCTGGGTCATATGTGTATGTAGGCATCAAGGACTCTATCCCAAAAATACTATCTGCAGTGGTTGCGCCCGGAGCTAGATTAATATCTTCTTGCTCAATGAATGGTTGAAAGAACGGAACATTTAACATTCTTGCATATTGATCAGTTAGTGATCCTGTTTTGGACACGTCAAAATCAAGTGGTGTGTAACCACGATATCTTGGCAGTGGGTCAGCTGGCCTATTTAAAGTTCCAGGGCCTGTCGTTACAAATGTTCCCAACGCTTGTGCTTGTCTTTGTCGTCCTGCTGCTTGAGCATCCAATCTTCTTTGTTCTTCAATAGCTGCAAGCCTTTCTTGTTCGGCTTGTTGTCTAGCTTGTTCTGCTGCAGCTTGTTCTGCTGCTTGTTGCGCTGCTTGTTGCGCTGCTGCTTGCTGTGCTGCTTGTTCCGCTGCTGCTGCCGCTGCTGCTTGTTCTTGCGCTATTCTTTGTTGCTCTGCTTGTTGTCTGGCTGCTTCTTCTCTTGCTCGCCTTTCCCGTTCCATTCTTTGACGGTACTCAGCTATTCTTTCTCCCTGACGTATCCCAGGATATAAGTCAGTTCGAAGCATACGATCTCTGCCTCCTCCAACATACCTGCCTCCTCCTCCGCGACCTCCGCGACCTGCAGACGAGTCTCCAGAACTAGGACCACCCAAACTGCTACCTGGACCAGGACCAAAACCGCTACCTGCTCCCGAGTCAGCGCCACCTCCAACTCCAGGGTTGCCTCCATGATCTGCGCCTCCGCCAAATCGAAATCTTTTTCTTTTTACCATTATCGTCCTCCTCGCATCATTATACTAAAAGGATTGGCATTTGTCATCGGATTAAAATTTATAGGCAGTGACGCAAGGCCACCGTTTCTCATTGGGCTAAAGCCTCTTGTTGGTAACTGTTGACCATAAAAATCTTTAAACGCAAGATCATATCCGATGACAGGAATTTCTTTAGGTAACCTGGCTGATCCTTCGCCTCGATCTTCGCCTTCTCCAGGAACGTCTGGACTTCCCGGATATAAAATCTCCATAATGTCTCTTTCGTCGGCTCGCCCTCCTCTATCTGGTTCGCCAAACGTAGATTGATCTAACTGCAAACCTCGTAAATCAAGACCAACAACATCAGCTAAAAATCCACTTAAACCAAAAGCTGGAAGAGCTCCGAATTGACCAATTCGTTTGTTCTTGTGCATGACAACATTTTTCTGTGCAAACGGACTTTTCGTAAAATTTTTTAAGCTTACCTCATTTGGATTTATGTTTTGAGTTTTTAAAGCGTCATATAATGTGCTAATGTCTCGTACGCTAATTGGATTAGTCTCATCCTCTTGAGATTTAATTCTTGAAACAAATAAACCTTTGTCTCTAACGTCTTGATCAAAACCTCTAGTGGTGTCAAACCCTCTTGTGGTCGCTTGACTTGAATCATCAGGAGTTGCCCCAGCCATCATTTGTCCGCCTGGACCTCGTCCTGGAGTTTGCCCTCCTGGCCCAGTTGCACCAGAGGATCCAGAAGATCCAGAGGATCCAGAGGATCCGGTTCCTCCAAAACCACCTCTTTGTCCTTGAGGACCTGGAGATTGTCCACCTACTCCTGCGGTGCCACTGTGACCTCCTGTATGACCTGGCATTACAGCCCTCCGTTCGGTTTTATAATGTTAGACGTAATCTTATCCATGTTTGATGTAATTTTTTCAGCTTTATCCATAAC